GCACGTCACCGGCCAGGCGCCCGGTCTTGACCGGATAGCTCGAGCGCGCCTGGCTTGCCACGGGCTCGGCCGCTTGGCGTCCCGCCTGCGCCATGACGGCGTAGATCGGGCCGGCGTCGTCGGTGGCGCGCTTGATGTCGCGGTTCAGGGCGTTGAGGCCGACGACGGCGACCTGGGGAGCTTGAGCCACCTCACGCCTTGCCCGCCGCCCACGCCGTACCCGTCCAGTGGTTGGCGAGCAGGTCGGCGGTGATGACGTAGTTCCCGCTAACCCAGGCCGTCGTCGGGCTGGCGGTGATGCCGGTGAGCGCGGCCAGGTTGGCCGGCGTCTGCGCCCCCGAGGGCGTGAAGTAGCCCGGCGCGCCCGTGTTGGCGCCGGTGGCCGGAACGGTGCCGGTGTTGACGCTCGGCGGCTGGGTCATGTTCCAGTCGATGGCGACCTCTGAGCCCGCACCGGCGTCACCGATCAGGAGCTCGAAGGGCATCGGGATCACGCTGCCCGCGATGATCGGGTTCGTGGCGCTGGCGGTCTGGCTCGAGTGCGGGCGGGCGGTGAACGTCGCCTGGGCGCCGGTCGCCAGGTAGTTGCTGTACGCCTGGTTCAGCGTCGCGTACGTGGCGCCGGCGTCGAAGGACTGGTGGAACGTCACGCGCAGGTGCCACTTGGTCACGCCGGGGTAGTCCGTCTCGGCGCAGAAGCTGGTGATCGTCACGAGCTTGTTCTCGGGGACGATTTCCAGGTGCTTGACCAGGCAGCGCAGGTTGACGCCGTTGAGGTCGAAATAGGCGTCGTTGAGGATCAGCGGCGCCGCGTTGGGCGGCACCGGGTCGCCGGTGGCGAAGGCCTCGGGGTGATCGTGGGTGCCGGCGGTGCCGCCGTTGTCGCCCTTGGTCATGGTCGCTGCTGCTGCTGGTGTCATGGTGACCTCCTCACATATAGACCTGAAGGACGACGTCGGCGGCGAGCAGGTCCGCACCCGCCACCTTGAGCGGGCGCCAGTTGCGCTCGGCGACCGGATAGCACGACTGCACGAGGCCGCCGAGCATCACGTCCGCCAGGACGGCCGCGCGTACCTGGGCGATCAGCTCGGCCACGTCGGCGTCGCGCTCGGTGCCGGCCAAGCACGTCACCGGCAGCGTCGTCTCGTCGATCGAGAGCGCCCAGGTCGAATAGCGCGTCTCGGCCGCCCGGCCGACAACGATGGCCGGGGCGTTGAGGTTGTAGAGCGGGCGGTCGTAGATGCTCACGTCGGTGATCGCCGCCTCGAGGATCGAGGCGAGCGCCTTGCCGACGCTGTCGCGGTCCCACGTCACCCGAGCACGACCGCCATGTGCCCGGCGAGGAGGGCTTCGACGTCGGGATCCTTGAGCCCGACACGCACGACGCCCATGTCGCCCCAGCCGATGGTGCCGTCGAGGCTGTCGCGCCGTCGGTAGAGGCGGGCGGCCAGCAGCAGCGCCGCCTCGTAGATGTCGTCGTAGAGCGGGGTGACCTGGATCGGCGGCACGGTGCCCCAGATGGCCGGGTCGACCCGGCCGATCACGTAGTTGATGGCGGCCAGGCGGGCCGACTCCACGACGTCGTCGTCGTCGGTGGGCTCCTGCAGGCGCAGAAGACCCAGCACGTCCGCGTGGGTCGGCCAGCCTGTCGCCATTCGCTGCTCCCTAGGTGGTGTGGTTGTTGCCCTTACGGCCGCCGTTCGCCGGAAGCTCGGGTGCGGCCTCCTCGTCGGCCTCCTGCGGTGCCGGAATGGTGCTGCCGGCGTTGATGAAGGCGATCCCGAGCGGATAGCGCGTGATCACCGGGGCGGCGTAGCCCCACACGCCGAGGCGGATGCTCTCTGGGCCCAGAACTTCCTCATAACGGAAGTTGAACGTGCTCGACTCGAGCAGCAGGGAGTCGTCAGCCTTGAGCACGTAGAGCGAGTTGTCCACGCCGGCCCAGGACGGCACTACCTGCAGGCCGACCACCTCGCCCGCGATCTGGCCGTAGACGACCGAGTCGCCCAGGCCGTAGGCGTTGACCGGGCCGTGGTAGCCCGTGGTGACGAGCGGGCGGCCTTGCGAGTCCTTCTCCTTCGCCATGAACGCCCAGGCGCCCTCCGAGCAGAAGACGACCTTGGGCGCGGCCTTCCGGTGCTTGCGCACGCTGGCCCCGGCGTCGATGAAGGCGTCGAACATGTTGGCGTAGACCGGGGCGGTGCCGGGGTAGGTGATCGTGGCGGCAAAGCCGGTCGCGTTGGTGAACGCGGTGACCACCGCCGTCTCGATCTGCTCGTTGTAGGCGCCCATGCAGTCGGTGAAGACCAGGCCGTCGACAGCCGGGTTCGAGCCGTCGAGCAGCTGGCGGCTCACGTCGACCTTCCCGGTGTAGGTGAGCGGGCTGATCGTCAACTGGTTGGCGTTGAACGAGCCGTCCGGAGGCGCCACGTTCTCGCCGCCCTGTGCGGTCACCACCGCGCCGGGCGTCGCCTGCTTACCAATAACGATCGGATTTGCGTCCGTGATTCCCACATGGCGCAACGTGTCGGCCCAGGGCCGCGCACCGTGGGCGATGATGGCGAACTCGTTGAACATCCACGTGGGCGGGATGACACCGGTGCCGGTGACCGTCGTGCCGGCGGCCCGCATCTGGGTGTCGTGGCGGTCCAGGCGGCTGCGCGACTCGACGTCGTGCGTGGCGTGGATGAGGTCTCTGAAGAAGCTGACCCGCTCGCCCCCGGCGGCGTCGGCCGGGCGGTAGACGAGCTCGTCGGAGCGGACCTGGACGACCTGGCTGCCCGTAGCCGTCGACGGCAGGGCGGCGAGGTCGGGCGGTGCGGTCAATGCGGTCACCGCGCTCATGCGCTGGTCGTCGATGGAGCGCAGCTCGAGGATGCGCTCGGAGAGCGGCGTCATGTTGGAGCGCAGCCCCTCGATGAGCCCGACCTCGTTCTCGTTCGGGTCGCGGCCCTCATCGGCACAGCGGTTGAGAATGGTCTCGTACTGCTCGACCATCTGGGAGTAGTCGGCGCCAAGGCGCTCAAGCAGGCGGTTCGGCATTTCAGCCCCCGTTCATTACCGGCCGCGGGACGCGCGGCGCAGGATCGTTCTCCTGGGCCGGTTCCACTGACGGTCGGGTTCCGGTCGGGCCGGGTTCCGAACAGGCGGGTTCGGTCGCTCGGACCGATGGTACGCCTCAGAGGCGGCGCGAATCCAGATCCGCCCGCAGGTCGCCGAGCGACGGTCCCGGCGCCTCTGAACGGACACTCAGCACGCCGGCGCCGGCATAGATCGGCTCGTGGGTCAGCACGACGTGGTCGAGGTGGGCCGCTCGGCGCTCGATCACGCCGTCGTGGCCCTTGACCGTGCCGCCCTCGACCGGCTTGAAGCCGACCGACAGCCCGGTCACCTCACCCGAGCGCACGAGCTCGAGGGCGTCGTTGGCCCTGCTCGTCTCGTAGAGCGGCCACTCACCATGCAGGCCGTCGTAGTGCTCCTCGAGGCCGGCCGTCTTGCCGATGGGCGGACTGCCCTCGAGGCGGGCGTGGTGGCTCTCGAAGATCTTGACCTGCGCCGTCTGCCCACTGGCGATCTGGCGGGCGAAGGCGCCGGCCACGAAGCGCTCGTGCAGGCCGCCCGGCAGCTCGGCCACCTCGCCGTAGGGCACGGCGCGACCGATCAGGGTGCGGCCGTTGCCGCTGGCGCGGCACTGGACCGGGAAGACGAACGTGCGCAGCTCCAGCGCCGCCGGGGCGTCGCCGCGGCTGCGCCCGCTGCCCGCACTCCCGGCGTAGGTGCCCGCGTTGCCGCTCACGCTCGTCGTCTTGGCGAGCGCCTTGGCCTTGGTCATGGCCGCCTCGCGCTGCGCCGGCGTCAGGCTCGACGCCTGGGGGATGCGCGCCAGCGCGTTGCGGACGTGGGGTAGGTCGACGTCGCCCGAGGCGTTGCGCACCGGGAAGTAGCGCAACGAGCGCGGGATCGTCTTACCTCCTGAGTCCTTGTGACCGCCCGGCAGGATCGTCAAGAAGGCGCTGTCGGGCAGGTCGTTGACGTAGCTGGTGTCCCATTCGGCCATGTCAGCCTCCCTTGGTGATGGCGACGTCGGGTCCTGGGTAGAACGTGGTCGGGCTCGGGCTCGGGGCGTTGGGTGCGGAGGGCGCCGCCTGCGTCGTCGTGTTGGCGTAGGCCGTGCCGCCGCTGGCCGGCCCGACGACCGGGGCCGGGTCGCCCTCGGGCTCGCCGCCCGCGACCTCCTCGGCGGCCAGGCTCGAGTCGCTCATGGCCTCGGCCATCGTGTCGAGGTTTTCCAGGCCGCGCACCTCGTCGACGAGCATCCACTGGCTGGCCGGGCCGGGACCGCCCAGGGCGAAGTTGTACGCCTGGTACCGCGTCAGCGTGTCGGCGCGCAGCTTGGCGTCCATGTTCCACACGGCGTGCTGACCGCGGGGCAACAGGTCGATCGAGATGGCCTGCTCGAGGAGCGACGCCCACGGGACGAGGGCGTCGTTGCGCGCCTGGATCTCTTCCATCTCGGCGTTGCGGTAGGTCGAGCCGCCCACGTTGGAGCCGAGCTTGGTCGGCGGCAGGCCCCACATCAGCGCCACCTCGGTCAGCGTCAGCATCCTCGACTCGATCATTTGAGAGTCGACCGGGCGGTAGGCGATGGGCGTGAAGTCGGTCAGCTCGTTGAGCACGGCAACACCGCTGCCGCCCGCGTACTTGGACACCCAGTTCGTCTTGGCCGTGTCGGCCTGGTCCTGGGTGATCTCGGGACGGTGGACCTTGAGCACACCCGTCGGCATGCCGCCTGAGTTGAAGTACGTCTCGGCGTAGGACTGCACGGTCTGGGCCAACGCGATGCCGTCGGGGACCGTGTCGAGCAGGCCACGCCCGAGCGGCCAGCCACTGCGCGCCAGGTGGCTCTTCACGTGCCAGACCTGGCTCGGGTCGTAGAAGTGCCCGGCCAGGTACCAGCCCGCGATGAGCGGGTCGGACGGGTTGCCCGCGAAGCGCACGGCGGCATAGAGCGGGTGCACCGGGTAGAGGCTCGTCGGATAGCCCAGGCGGTCGGTGCCGGTGATGACGCACACCGCGTTGCCGTAGAGCGTGAGCGAGCTCGTGATCTGGCTCCAGAACGCCATCGGCGTCTGGTTGGGGTCGGGCTGGCGCATGACCGGCGGCTGCGGGTCGATCTCCTCGGTATCGCGCATGGCGTTGACCGGCAGCAGCCCGATGGAGCCGCAGACGTACGCGTGGCCGCGCCAGAAGGCCGGGACGCTGAGCGCGGTGCGCTCCGACGGCGGTGGCAGGACGGCGGTCGGGGGCGGGAACGGCGTATTGAGCGCGGTGTCGGTCGTCGGACTGCCACCCTGCGCGGTCATGCTGCCCGAGGGCAGCGACGGCGGTACCGCGGCGTCTGAGCGCGTGAGCAGGCGGGCCAGGCCCAACTAGTTGCCCTCGATCTCGCCCATGTCGAGCTGCTGGGACTCGGCCACGCCACCGAGGCGCGACTGCACGGCCATGAGCCCGCTCATGACCGCCATGTCGTTCGGGTCGTTGTTGTTGCCGGGGTCGCCGCGCTGCGCTTCCACGGCGCTGTTCACGGCATCGAGCGCGTTGGCGATGTGGCCGCTCACGGTGGCGTCGATGGCGTCGTCGTTGTCGTTCGTGTCACTCATGTGTCTCTCCTGGTGTCAGCTCGGCCGCGACGCCGAGCGCGATCAGTCCCAAACCGCCGGCCACCACGCCGGCCCACTCGGTCAAGAGTCCGAACCCCACCGCCACGCCCACCACGCCGAAGAGCTGCAGCCCGAGCGCGTAGCCCCGACGCAGCCAGGCCCTCACAGGATCTGCGGACGTCCATCACCCGCCTTTACGAGGCCCCAGCGCGCCAGGGTGACGGCGACGAGCGGGCTGACGTCGGCGCCCACCTTGCGCGCCCACGCCCAAGCGTCGCCGAGCACCCGTTTGCGGGCCGAGCCGACGGCCAGGTTGAGCACGGGCTGGTCGAGGTGCACCACCAGCGGCTCAGGACCCATAACCGCATCGTAGAACTGGGCGCAAGCAGCGGCATAGTCCCTCGCGTTGAGTGTCTCGGTACGGACGCCCAGGCTGGCGAGGTCGACCAGCAGGGAGCCGGCGGGTGAAGCCGGGTCGACGATGACGGGCCAGGGATGCCAGCGCCGGTCGAGCTCGGCCACACGCTCGGCGATCCAGTCGGTGCCCGCCCGGTGCTCGACCACCTCCAAATGCACCCGGCGGTCCGGCGTCCAGCCCGCCACGGCGATGGAGCCGTGGCTGCGGTCGGGCGTGACGTCGATGGCGAAGCACGGCAGGCCGGCGAGCTGGCTGGTGCGCGCGGCGGCCCGCTGCCAGGTGCCGATGCTGATGACGGCGGCGCCGCTGGAGGTGCGGCGGTTCAGGTAGGCGCGGGCGAACTCCTCGGGGGGCAGCGCGTCGTGGTCGGTCTGGATGACCGCCTCGGTCACGGTGCGCCCGAGGGCCGGCATGCAGCGCCACCACGTGGCCGGGTCGTCGGGGTCGTCGTCGTCCTGCGCCGACCACTCGAAGAAGGCGACGCCGCTGCGCTCGTCGGCCTCCACGCGAGCGCGCCCGTCGTCGATGCGGTCGTGGAGGAAGACCGAGTCCTCCGCGCCCATCGTGGACACGATCCACATCTGCGCCGCGGGCCGGGTCAGCATGGCCGGGCGGAAGCCCTGGACGAGGCGCTCGTCCTTCTGGGCGAAGGCCTCGTCGATGACGCCGAGGTCGAGCGTCTGGCCGTGGCCCGAGCTCTCACCCGATGCCGTGATGCCGATGCTCGAGCCGCTGTCGTGGAAGGCGATGCGCTCGCGCCCCGAGCCGCGCCAGATCTTGAACAGCTTGCGCAGCGGCGAGCGGGTCAGCAGCTCGCCCTGCTCCTCCCACTTGGAGCGTGAGTTGTTGCGGTCCTGCGCGGCGTAGAGCACGCGCTGGCCGGGACCCCAGGCAATGCAGCGGTCGACCTCGGCACAGAGCAGCAGCGACGTTTTGCCGGATTGGCGGGGCACGGTTATGCGTACCTCGCGGTAGGACGGCAGTCCGGTGCCGGGGTCGATCTCGCCGGCCACGTCGGCGACGAGCTGCTGCCACGGCATCAGCGGCTGGCGCAGCACCTTGGCGATACGGGCCAGGCGTGGCCCGGTCGTGGTGCGTTCAGGGCTGCGCTTGGTCTCCCAGCGGGGCCTGCAGCATGGCGAGGAGGTCGCCGACGTCCGCGTCTCGGTCAGTGTCGTCATCGAAGCCTCTCAGGGTGCGCAGGGCGGCCAGTTGGACCCTGGCGAGGCTGGCCGTCTGCGCCGGCATGGCCGCGGAGTCGACCTCGTCGAGCGCCGCGGCCAGGTGACGGGCGAGCGCCACGGCCGCGGCGTCGACGGACTCGAGCTTGCCGCCCTTGCGGAGCGCCTCGATCGTGCGCTCGGTGGCCGTGCGATTGCGCCAGGTGCCCCCCGCGGTCAGTGTCGGTTTCTCGCGCTTGGTCACGCTCCCATGTTGGCCCGCTGCGCACCGTCGCGGCCAGCCGCGCACCAAACCCGCTTGATTCGGCCTCATTGTGTAAACAAAAAGGCACTGGGTGTGCAGCAGTGTCGTCGCCAAAAACA